CAAATTGTATGCCCAGAAGCAAACCGGGCAAAAGGTATGATGACAGATCAAGAGTTCCTCGATCTATGTAAGGAAATTGTTATCCATGCAGGACATCGGATATACAAACCTATGGATAAATAAGATCGTATTCCCGATCTACTAACTCAAACTACAATACCATCCGCCTCGAATCGAGGCCATGCTGTGTGCTATGCAAGGGGGGTAGGGGGGCATGAAAGGTATGGGGGCGGGATAGCGTAATACCCCATCATAACAATGGGCAAACCACGCGCCATCAAGGGGGGCAATATTGCAAAAAAAGTTATGTGGGGGGTGATAATAATATAGAAAGAACGCAGGGGAATCGGGCTACCCCCTCCTCCCCCCTAGTTAGTGTAAATACATTTGGTATACACATGTAAAGCAAGCATGAATGAGGGTCGCACTTCTTGTTAGAAATTGCAAGGGGTGCATGAATAGTGGGATTGCGTGGTTTGACTTGGCAAGATTGCAAGTTTGCTTGCGATTGCGTGGTGGAGCTCGATTGATTGCAAGCTTGGTTTAAACAATCCAGTGTAAATATGTACTTAGTATAAATACATATAACGCATACTTACATTTTCTTGCATGAGGGAGGAATGCTTTTTAACATGCTTTTCCACATGCTTTTCCACATGCTTTTCACTGACGTACCTCCATGCTTCCCATGCTTCCCGAGCCACATAATTTCATGCTACCTGTTTGCATGGATCACATGGTACTCAGTTTGCAAGATTGCATGAAACTTTTTTTACATGGTGCATGGCATCGCTTTGCGATGGCACGCTTGCATGGTGCATACATACAAGTATACAAGCTTTTATTAGTTGTGTTACGATTAACTACAAAATAAGTTGACAAGTTGCAATCGTTGTGTTTTGCTGTATTCCATGCAAGCGAGTTTGCTTGTTATTATAAACTCAAAAATTACTACAAATGATTATTTACGAAACAAAACAAGTTTACACTAAAGTAGGCAATATCGATGCAACAAATCTTGATTGCCCACAAAAGGTTTACGATTACATGGATGGCGCTTTTGACTCAAATCCATTGCAAGAGCAAGTTTTTGTAATCTTACTTAATCGCAAGAACGTGCCAATCTCTAGAGAGCAAGTAACGATTGGAACAACTATCTCATGTTTACTTGATCCTAGTACTATCTTTCGTCCTGCAATATTGGCAGGAGCTACTGCAATCATTCTATCCCATAATCATCCTAGCGGAGATCCATCACCATCAAGCGCGGACATGAGAATAACTAAGAAGATAAAAGAAGCTGGCAAGGTTCTAGATATCGACGTTCTAGATCATGTAATTATAGGCGAGAATGATTGTTATAGCTTTTCCGATAAAGGTTTAATCTAACAAACTACAAACAACTAAATTTACCATACAATGCAATACGACATATCAATAATACTGCTCGCACCATACGCCATTGTTGGCGCTTGGATTGCAATACAAACAATACTTACCAAGAGAGGAAACTAGCATGAAACTAGATAATTTTAAATGGTCACGTCAAAAGAATGGCGTGTTGGATTTCATAGACATTTACAACGAGGAAAGCGTTTTCGGGAAAGGTTATGCAAGTATGTGTATGATGCATGAAAACAAGCATGTTTTAGCAACTAACTTGCGTGCTTGTTTTGGTTTCCTGACTTTGCATAAAAGCACAAAACTTGCGGAAAGAATACTTACAAAGGAGAAACTAGCATGACAATATTAATGCAACAATGGCAGGCAAATCTTGAAAAAGAAGCGTTTAAACGTGGTGACCATATACCGCACGCTTGGCAAGTAATATTTGATGATGGCATGGATGGATGCATGCCTAAAGGTTTTTATGCAATGGGTATGCAAGAAAATGGCGTTCTATGCGATTTCCCGATCATGCATGAATATGGCGCATTTGATAGCGAGAAAGAAGCATGGGAGCATGTGGAAAGTGTGAAGGAGAAACTAGCATGAACCAAGACTTACAACATTTCATCACTGAGCATTGCAAGCGCATTGCAACTTTACAGAACAGCCAAGACCCTAACAAGCACGCATTAATTGCATTACTTGCAAAGGAGATCGGACAAGCAAAGGAGAAACTAGCATGAAAAATCCTAAGTTAAAAGACTTCACATATACATATTATCTCAAGGTTACGACAATTTCCGGAGGTTCTAGCACTCCAGCAGGCGTTAAACTTGTCTTACAAGGTGCTTGGTATCGCATAACACATGACGGCCTAGTTCTTACCTTTTACGGGAAAACTTATAATAAAGGATGGAAGGAGAAAGCAGCATGACACACCACGCAGCAAAACTCTTTCCAATCGCACTGCAAGAGCTGCTAGAGATAGGCGAGAAAGGCATAAAACAACGAGAGCAAAGGGAGCGTGCAAAGCGTGGTGCACGGCCTCGTGAAACGAGGGCATGCATGCATGGTGCATGTAAGCAATCCTTTACAGAAAAAGAGAAAATACAACTTACATTTAACCTTAAATAATTATGAAAGAATCAATACTTTGGGGCATCAAAAAAGGAGATCCGGCTTGGATGCAAGAAATCATTACAAACGACAAGCGCAATTTTGAGAAAGCGACAGCCTGGGCAAAGAGAAACGGGTTTGATCGTTTTAGGATTGCTGAAATTGATACAAGCAAAGCGCCTGACTTCACAAATACATTACAAACAAGGATATAATTATGATCAAAATAGAAAAAGATTTATTCAAACTAACGAGAAACCAAGCAAGGCAATTACGCAAAGCATGTAAGATTGCAAAGCTGGATTTTATAGCAATGGCAGCACGTCCAAAAGATGCGCTTCAACTTATTCAAGACGTACAAAATAGAGAAGGGATAACATTATGAGCGAGAAACAAGTAACACACACACAAGGGCCGTGGCATTGCGGACAACTTAATGGCGAGGGCGCAATATTTGCAAACAATGGCAAAAGGTTAACAATTGAGAACGGGTTACATTCATTGCACCCTATTTGTCATGTGCAAAATACTTTTGGCAAAGAAGATCAAGCAAACGCCCGGTTAATCGCAAGCGCTCCTGAGTTATTAGAGCAATGCAAACTCTTTGAGAAATTGCTTAGTACTTTAATCATGGAAGGCCATAGTGGCGCGGATCTCGAAAGAGATAACTTGCAAGCAATCTTGGACAGAGTGGAAGGAGAAACAGCATGAGAATAGCAGCACATAAACAAGCACCCAAGCTTACAAGCTTTGAGGTATTTGCATACAAGCAAATCAAAGGCCAGCGCGCCTGCATGAAAGTTCTAGAGGTAGAAGCGAGAACTGCGCAGGATGCAGGCAAGACGGGGCAATCATTTAGCAAGATGATGACTTACGAATATTCACATGTAAGGGAGGTAAGGTAATGAGTAAACCAGACAACAATGACCTGCTACCCAAGCTTGCACTAGGCATGGCGCTCTTCATAGCGCTCAAGTTTGTGCCGAAAGTGCTTGCATGGTGGGCTAAGAGAAACAAGAAACAAGGAGAAATATTATGAGTGTAACATACGGACAATCTGGATATGTGGGACAATCAAGAAGCGTGCGCTCTTGGGATGCGCTTGTAGATGGCAAGCTTGTACCTACAGACATGGCAAAGCACTTGCGCAAAAAGAAGTTATTTAAAGGAATCAAGGCAAGTGATTTGAATGAAGCTTGCCAAGGTTGCGAATGGCATCATGTAGGCACTTACGCACAAGCAGTTTTACACTTGGACATGTTTGATATTTACGAGAATCGTGAACACATCAGACATGCAATTAAGGCAAGGCAAGCAATCAAACCTACTGAATTTGTAAAAGATGTTGAATGGACTGAATGGGAAGGTAGATCACGTAATTACATGAGACCTGTGAAGTACCAAGCAAAGTGCAGAATAACGAGAAAGGGAGGCACTATGGTAACACTTCAAGTAATTGAGAAAGGTAAACCATCCGGCAAACCATTTCGCAAGAAAGAATCCAACTTGAAATATCTGTAATGGTTTTTGATCCTGACTCATGGGAAAGCAAGTTTCCTAAATTTCTAATTGGTGATTCACCAGGCAGAACTTTTGTTATCCATCTTCACCATCCAAGATTTGTTGCAGAACTTATTGAAGATGGTGAAGATGAAACTTTTGAACCTTCATGGATTGATGAACCACCAAGTGATGCAAGTTATCTTGCAAGATTGATGCGAGAAACAGGTGACTTCTACATTGAAGAAATTGAAAGAGAGTGATTATACGAATCTGACTATCATATTATCAGATAAAATACATCTTTACCCTATAGCTTAACGAGAAAGCGTTTTAGTACCCTTACATGGGTATACACCTTCTTTTTCTATCAAAACGCCTTATAGGTAGCTACGGGAGGCTTTAAACGCATACTATGAGATACATCATAAGTCATTTGTAGTCTAAAATGGTTTCTTATCATGTAATCTTGTTTCAACACGGGTTGAGAAACGCCCGGTTGGCTTGGTGAAAGTTAGCTTAGTAGCACGCACTTCGCCATTTCTATTCTTAGCAACATTGCAAATAATATCATCATTGGTTGGATCTACTTCTTTTTCACGATGCATGAGTAACACACAATCTGCATCTTGTTCTATACTTCCTGACTCACGCAAGTCTGAGAGCATGGGATTGCGATTGGCACTTTCTAACGCTCTGTTGAGTTGAGAAAGGGCAAGCACAGGAACTTCATATTCCATTGCCATACTTTTTAGCTGTCGTGAGATTGCGCTTACCTCTTGTACTCGTGAGTCATGCCCAGGTGAAGAGAGTAGCTGCAAGTAATCGATTACGATTAAACCAAGCTCACCTTCCAATCTTTGCTTGGCAATGAATGCCTCAATTGATTGCATGGTAGCTTGGTTATCATCCTTGAATGTAATTGGCCAAGTCTGCATAGCTTGCACTTGAGTCTCAAGCTTTTGCTTATGGCCTGCGTTGAGAAACCCCTTGCCTGTAGGTTTACGCACTCCACTTGCATTGGATAAAAGTCTACCAGCACATTCAGATGATGACATTTCTAAGCTTGCATAGCTTGCACGCAGGCCACGCTTTGCAGTCTCATAGGTCATTTGTATTGCAAGTGCTGACTTCCCTACTCCTGGGCGTGCTGCAAGGACGTACAAGCTACCTTTCTTGAAACCACCGCCAAGAATAGCATCAAGCTTTTCCAATCCTGTTGGGATTGCTTGCGTGCCACCTGCATCCACTTCAAGAAATTCTGCAAATGCTTCTTTACTTGCTGCTCCACATGCAACCACACCCTTTCTTTGACTAAGTGATTTAGCAATGGTGTTTACAAATGTCTGAGAAATCTCTTCTGCTGGCTTACTTGCTTTTAAATCATCTGTTGCTTGCCATAATGCACGCTCCACGCTTCTCGTGTTACGATGATCTATTAAATATTCAATGTATCTTTCTATGCCACCACCACCAAACTTCTCGCTCAAAAAGATTACTTCTTCTTTTAGCTCTGGATGTTCTATGATTATATCAATCTCATTGGCAGGTGATAATCGTAGGCACGTCTCAAAGATCGTGGAACGATCCATGGAGGAGAAGTCATCCTTGGTAAGTGCTTCACCTGCTTGTGCAGTGGCTACTCCACTTTCATCATGCAGCATGGATGAGAGAACTGCTTGCTCTGCTAATTCAAAATCAATCATCCGGGTGCTTGGTAGTCACATCAAAATTTAAGCCATGAGTTGAAACAGAATTATTTACGTGGTTATCATACCCTCCATCATTCAACCAAGAGTTTGGATGTTTTGCATAATTTCCTTTCTCGTGAAAATGTTGATTGTATTTATCTGCAACTATCTTTGGATCAAGCTGTGAAAGATCATCCCAATTCAATCTGATAGTCTTTACAACCCGTCTTGCAAATTGTTGGTTTTTACATACTTCCCAGAATGCTTGAAACCATGCATGAGTTTCCTCTTTTTTTGCATCCTTATTTTTAGCCTCTGTATTATTTTTCATTATATCTTTAGATATAATAATATTATCTACACACGTGTGTGCGCGAGGATTGTAATACGGGGGTATTACATTGGCATTTTGGATAGTCGGTGCAATGAACTGTGAAATCGCTGCTTTTACGACCTCAGATTTCCTCATTCCTGTAAGCTCACAAAACAACATTAATCGTGCGTTTGCGGACTCGTTTAATCGAAACGATGTGGTGTAACTTTTTCCTTCTTCTTTTTCTTCTTCTGACATATTTTTATGCTCCTATTAATGCTGCTATCCATGCAAAAATCATCCATGTCCAGGTGATAAGTGCTGCTGTAAATATTGCTGTTATTATTATTTTATTCATGATTTTATTAAGTGTATTCATGTGTAACTTATTGTAGTTAGTTTATCGTTTAATGATACTGCTGGCATAGTTTTTTATGCGTTGCACGGGTATCAAGTATGCTTTCTTGGGTTGGGTATCTCCCTTGCCTGTGAATTGACGCAGGGGTGGATTCTGCTCCACAATGAGATCCTTTAATTGCTTTGGGGTTATGAATATAAACTCATCCTTGGTATCAAAGATCCACCAATCTGCGGTGGTGGCCATCAAGCCGGATCGCTTGCCATACATCTCGACCTCGACCACGAGATTGCCCGAATAATGAGCCTTCCAATCCTGCTTTACCTCATAGCCTTGCTTAGTATTGGCTAAGAAGAAATCAAAGCCAGAGAACTTGCCTGGTATGGGTATGGGCTTATGCCCCTTGGATTGAAAGAACTCGATTAATTCGGCCTCACGCAGCTTGCCAACAGATAGGCTAGTGTCGAACTCAGTCATGCACGCTCACTTCTACCCACGTTTCTTCTTCCTTGTAGGTTTTGACTTTCTCTTGACTGACTTCGAGGGTGATCGCTTGAGGGTCATCTTCTGGAATAATGTCCGCAGCCCGGAGCGAATCGACAAGGTACTTGACTCCCCCAACAAGGTTGTCCGGGTCGCAGATTCTGACTCGCTTGGAGATAATGCGGACTCGATGGCGATCATCGCCTCCTTCTGCATTTCTCTCTTCTCTTTTACTCGCGCCCACCGATTCATACCCAGAAGTGTGTTCAATGAAGGGGTTCGTTTCTTCACGCACAGCGTTATTTTTTCTCCCTTTTCCATCACTA